TGTTGCGAAAGAAGCCACGGTAAAAGCCGAGCAAAGCATTTACACAGAAACCCAAAAAAGTATCAAAGAACTCCAAACTTTGGTTGAACAGAAAGAACAACTTGCAAAAAAAATTTCAGAACTGAGATCTGAGGCTACTGGCATTCCTGACGGCAAAGGCCAAACTGAAGATGCCAAGATGCTGATGGAAACACTTTCTGCGATCGATCCGAGCAAAGTAAAAACTGTTCTGGATAATGTTTCTGCATTTGTTGATTCTGTAGTAAAGAGCAGTTCGGAACTTGAAACGACCAAAACAAAGGCTGCTGAATTTAATGCAGCTATTGAGAGCATCAATAAAACTTTAGCAACCTCGATTGTCTTTATGACCAGCTTAACCAAGGAAGATAAAACGGCCAAAGGAAAGCGCAGCGGCAAAAAGACGCAGAAAGCGGATACTACCGAGGTTGATGAAGGTGTAAAGCTGCAGCAGTTGGTATTGAACGCAGAAAAAGCGGCAGATGCAGTTAAAAATGCTATCACCAACGCCAGTAATTCAATTAGCACCATTACGGCCGAATTGAAAACAGCGGCTACCAGTGCAGACGGAGCAAAAGAAGCGACCCGTCCCATGATTGAGGCTGCGATTTCCCTGAACAATACTTTTAAGCAGTATAGTGAATCCCTAGCTGACATAAAGACTAACGCTGGCCTTATGAACGGAACCGTAACCAAGGCCAAGCGTGGGAAGAAAGCCACCATTGAGACTGCCAACATGGATGATGTGGCCGCCAGTGTTACAAAAGCGAATGAGGCCAGTACCCAGATCCACACGATATTTACCAAGTTTGCAAAGATTGGAGCTGCAACGGATGGGTTCGCTGAAAAGGCAGCGCAGATTATTGCGGCATCTGATGAAGTAAACGCTATTATTTTGGCTTATAAAACCGCTGGCGAGCGCACAGCAACTACAACGGCTAATGCGGCAAAACAACAGCAGAGCGCTGCACAGGAGCTTTCTGCCCAGATGGAAACTGTTGGTGCGACCCTGAATAATGCCGGCGAAAAGGTTGGCCGGGCTACCACCGCGCTGAGCGAAGCTGCGCAGGCCAGCGGCACGATTGATGCCAGTGTGAAAACACTTGTTGCGGCAGGAAGCCGGTTAAAGCGACTGTTTATCAGTTATTCTAACATTGCGGCAGGGCTGCAGGAAAACCTGGACAGAGTGGCAGAGATTGATGGCAGCAAGAATGCGACAACTTACCGCAAGCTTGGGAACTTTATCAACAACATCGTTGATTTCTACAAGAAGTCGATTGGTGAGCTGAGTGTCATTAACAGTGTTGAACTGCCAAAAGATGAAAGCGGCAAAACGGTAACGCCGAAGGTTGATGCGGCAGTAACAGAAGCCACCCAGCGATTCAAAGCGACGCTGGATGAAGCACTGAACCAGGCACTGGCTACGCTGAAAGATACCAGCGGCCTTGATGCAAAACTTGCCAAGGCACAGAAGAGTACGACAGATGCTAAAAAGGCCAAGACTGACATTGTGAATGGCTTTGCGGAAATTACTGCCGTATTTAATAGCCTAACGAATGCAGCCAAGAGCATTACGGACAGTATGACGGACCTTGCCAAACTGAAAACCATGACCGACGAGGTAAACATGGACCAGTTTGCGGAGCTGATTAACAACTCTGTTGATGAGCAGATTAAGAAAATCTCCACTAAGATCCGCAAGGACGCGATGCTACAAACCAGCCCTGATAATAGCCATGTAACATCGCTGGCAATGAAGACCGGTAATCTTGGTGCAATGATTAAGCAAATGCCGGAAGGCGCTGTAAAAGATAGTTATACCAAGCAATTTGCTGAACTGAATGATGACATTACTGCCTTTTATAATGGCAGCGAAAAAGCCGCAACAACATGGGCAGATATTGTTAGCCGGACCACCGAGATGGCGGAAGGTGTAAAGCAGGTTAATAAAGGAACCCAGGAAGCGGCCAAAGCGGCGGCACAAGTAGCTGATGAAGAATCTGAAGGTACAAATGCTTTGCTGGCCAATGCAGCTAAATATGCTGAATTTACTCAAGCGCTTGATGAAGCTA